CAATCTACTCAAATCAATCTCGCCAACTCTAACAACATCAACAACTTACACCAATACTTGACGATCAAAAAGACTTCATCAATCAAGCTGTAGACCGCTTAGGTATCGCGATTGTACTTTTTTATTTGCAATTATTAGGTAGCTTGGCACAGTTGGTAAGCATACTTTAAATTAACCAAAATCTATACCAATATGAATAACATACTAACTGAAAAAGAGTTACTAATACTCACGCAAGCCTTGAATGATCTAGCCGATTATAAAGACATTAGTTACAAACAGGCTAAGGAAATTCTTGAGAAGATTAAATCGCGGCAAGAGAATATATTTAGTGTAAGTAATAAATACAATGTTACCAAAAAAGCATTTTAAGAAAGAAAATCAATAAACACCAAAAATCTATACCTATGAAAAATTACAAAGAATACCTAGACTATTGCAAATCATTAGCAGAAGATATTAACGACTCTTATTCGGATGACATTGATGTAAATGATCGAATCCATGAAATCGCTGATGGCTGTCAGTATGTTATCTATTACTCAAAAGCATGGGATTTAGTAAACATGATGCGAGGATATAATCACGAGCTATTTATGCAAGCTGTGGAAGAGGTCAGGGACAATGGCTTTGAATTTGATAATGAGGATGCAATGCGTGATTTAAATACTCATATGACTTGGATTGCTTTCTTTCTCATTCGCAATGGCATCCATTCAGCTTATCAACATATCGAATCGGAGGTTGTAGCATAATGAGCAAAAATTGTTTTCTTACTACATCTTACCGAGGTGGATACATCCATACTTGTTACAATGAGATCACTAAAAAAGAGGAAATCAAAGCTACTTATGGCGAATTTATTTTCTATTGCAAAACCTTTATAGGGGCACAGCGTAAACTTACCAGAGTATCCAGAAATCCTTTATTTAACTAAAACCTAATATATCATGACCAAACAATCCAAACTCGATGCCATCATAGCTAACTGCTTCCCTTTGTTATATTTGGGGGGTTGGCTACTGGTGGTGCTAAGCATCATTTTTTCATAATTAATCCTTACCTACCTACAAATCAAATTATTAATCAAAAGTTTTAAAAATGACTCACAACGCATCTTATGTATCACAAATGAAAAACATGAACTACCTATTAGGAAATAAAAACATCGTAAATTGGGGGGTCTTTGCTGAGGTTGAGGACTCTACCGATCCAGAATTAACGCAAGCTGTCGAACTTGTATTGCCTGAGCATATACAACAGGAAATTTACAAGCTGATAACTGACAACATAGACCAAGCCAAAGCGATTGAAGCAATGGCACAATTTTAACCGATCACATGAAAATACTTGTTTTAACTATACGATTGCACGGAGAAGAAGATGATATTTATGTCTTTGATAACCGAGAAGTGAATGTCTTACCTACAATCAAAGAATGGCTTAAAGAGAACGATGAATGGCTTAAAGAGAACGATGAGTATCTTGATTTACCTGCTTATGTAACCGACTCCGAAAGTTTTTGGAAATGGTACAGAAATGAAGATGACATCGACCATATCTTTATAGGCACACATTACAAGGAGTTGTTGTCCGAATGAGCGTAACCTACTACCTAACCGATCATAACGGTAATCAAATCGCTTTCTTCTATAGAGTCGAGTCCGAGCGATACAACACCGTCCCAAGTATTCTTTGGGCTTGCCGACAGTACCCTCAGTTTCAAGGTAGTGCCAGTAGCAAGGGAGACTTCATAGAACAAGCCAAGCAAACGCTCAAGGAAATTAAAAAGCTAAGTGTACCTGTCCGTAGCTCTAAGAAATGTACCGACTGCGATTTGAGCTTGCAAGGCATGGAGAACGAAGGCACAACTTGTAACGATCATAACTTTAACCGATAAAAACCAACAACCAAATACCTAAAATGAATACTACTATACCTACTAAATTTACCGAAGAACAAATCATAGAATGGTTAGGTGATCCTGACTGGTCTTACTCTGGAATTGTTGAAACATTTATGGACTTAGCTAATGGTGATTATACCATTGAGAACATGAAAAAAGATATCCTTGAAACCTATGACAACTGACCCCGAAAACTTACCTAGCTTAGATGACGAATCCTTACAAGCTCTCATCACTCACTACACCGGATTAAAGTACAAGCTAACCGACAATTTACGTGTCCGTGAACGACTGGTAGAGCTACAAGACGAGCAGTTAAAGCGACAGATCGAATCCCTCGGTAATTATGAACCGATCGGAGACGATATAAAGAACCAACTAAATAACCAATGACCGAAGGAGAATATATAATTATGACAAGCCTTACATTCCTCAGCATCATCTTAATAATAATAATCTTTACAGCTTGGATGTATCGTGATTAAAACAGGCTTATTTACTACTAACCGATCTTGGGACATACCCGAAGAGATAAAATATAATAAGATGAACAACTGCAACTACGACAACTGGTTAAACAGCAACAACCCATACGACATAGCAGATGAAGAAGAAAGAGAAAGAGAATATCATTTGGAAGCGATTGAAGGCTTGGATGAGGACGAAGTTCAAGATTACCTGTTCGCAAACCGAATCGATGACCCAAGAGAGTTCAATGAATAAGAAACGAATAAGAGAAATACCATGCAGATTGGTGATTAAAAACAGCCAAGTTCATATACAACGGCCGGGATATTGGGTGGATGGCAAATGGATGGATGGTACTAAAGCTCAAATGAAAGAGCATGATAAACTAGTGGAACACATTATTTATGGGGATTGGTATGAAAAGTTTTGGGAAAGACGCGGAATGACACCTCCATCTCTACTACCGGAGAACGACATACTTAGACATGAGTAAATTTGACATAAATGAAGAGATAACTGACTGTCCGTTTGACTGGAGCGGTATCGATCACCGAGCTATATCAGATGGATGGTATCACTTTTGGGGGGAGACTCAGATCACTAGCTTTGAGACGGATAAGAAGGGTAGGTATGTACGAGATGAGGACGGCAAACTTATTGCACATCGTACTAAAATACCACGCAAGTTACCTCGTACATGGTTTAATAAACAACAAGAAGGACAGGAGTATTAATAAATGACCGAAGAGAAGAAGACAAAGGGTAAGGCTTGGCGTATGCGTGAGTGGGGACGAGCACAATATCGTAACCGACAAGCAAAGCTAAGGATGGATGGCGAGTCCAGTAAGACCGAGGCATCTAAGCGTATGTTAAGAGTCATGGCCCCGAAGTTAGGAAAGAAAGTAGATGACTTCATGGATACCTTTGGAGGTAGTACAGAGCATACGACTCCATTGTTTCTTACCTTCGTACTTGATATGTGTCCGTACCAAATAGCTAGTCTAGCTCTTCAAACTTTTCTTGATAACTTACAGTTCAATTTACCGGTGGGTAGGATGGCGTATAAGATAGGCAAAGCTTTCGAGAACCAAGCACGGTGGGACAAAGCATTAGATACTATGCACCCTAGTAAGCTTGATCTACTGGCTATGGATGACCGCTCTAAAGCGATGAAACTTAAGCAGTTCTACGACTACGAAGAGGAACGGTTCACGCTGTGGGATAGCAAGTGCAAGGCAGGGTTAGGTGCTTGGTTGTTAGAGGAAATAAGAATCGAGACAGGCTTGTGGGTTATGGACTTTGCTACAGGCAGACAGAAAGGCCACAAAGCCGAGCGTATTGTCCGTGCGACTAACGAATTTACAGATTGGGTGAGTCGTTTTGATAGTTGGAAGGAGACTACACGTGTCTTTAAGATGGCACTACCAGAAGAACCGGTTGATTGGTACGGTTTGGTAGGTGGAGGATACAGCGTTAAACATATGCCGCCACAAAAGCTATTCACGGTTAAACCTGTAGCTAATTTCAAACCTTACGAGAGTTCTTACCAACACGCTATGTCGGCTCTTAATAAGTTACAGAAGACAGCTTGGCAAATTAACAAAGATGTATTAGCGATCACATTAAAGTGTTGGGAAAACAAACGAGTCATCGGAAACATACCAAACTTTGGTGAGATAGACGAGCAACCTAGATATACTGGTGATTGTCCGCATGAGTTCAGAGCTTGGAAGTTAAAACAAAAGGATATTAGAACTGCGAACGAATCTAATAGTAGTAAGAGGTATCAAACATGTCGTATCTTACACCTAGGTAAAGTATATAGTGAGTGGGACAAGTTCTACTTTCCATATCGTTGCGACTACAGGGGTAGAGTGTATGCTTTACCGTACTACTTACATCCACAAGGCAGTGACTTAGCTAAGAGTTTGTTGGACTTTAGTAAGGGTGAACAAGTAGTAGATGAAGATGACCTCATGTCGATATTAGTCCACGGTGCGAACATGTGGGGAGTAAAAGGTACACGCGATGAACGTATCGAATGGGTAGGTAAACGACAGAAGTTTATATTGGAAGCAGCGAACGACCCGCACGGTACTGATTGGTGGACAGAAGCTAGTGATCCGTTTTGTTTCTTACGCTTCTGTTTAGAGTACAAGAAGTTTACCGAGGAAGGGTACGGCTATGTATCTTACCTACCTGTCCGTCAAGATTGTAGTAACAATGGTATGCAAATCCTATCGCTATTACTACGTGACAAGGACACAGGTAGGATGTGTAACTTAGTAGATAGTGATAAGGCTAACGATATGTACGCTGAGTTTGCTGATCGGGTGTACGAAGAACTTAAGAAAGACGGTGGTGTACTGGCCCAAGAGTGGATGAAGTATGGATTCTCCCGCAAGTTAGCTAAGTTAGCTGTGATGAATAAACCATACGGAGCTACACATTATAATTTAGTACAAGATATATTTAAAAGTATAGGTATCAATCATCCTTGGACAGGGATAGGTGAGATGTTAACAGCTGTTATCTGGATCAGTAAGATAGTAAATAGATTAGCTACTCAGATGTGTCGTCCAGTCAATCAAGTCATGCAGTTCTTACGTGAAAGTGTACGAGCTATAGGCTACGACCAACCGATCATGTGGACTACACCTACAGGCTTTAAAGTAATACAAAGTTTTCATAGGTACAAGAAGGTGAATGTAGAATCTGTCTTTCAAAACCTAAGTATAACTATACAGACTGATGACTTTGAAGATAACATCGATCCGAAGGGACAAACAAATGCAGTAACTGCTAACTTTATACACAGCTTAGACGCATCAATCGTACATCAAGTTGCAAACGTTGTTGACTTCGACTCAGCTTATATACATGACTGTTTTGTAACACACGCTTGTAACGCCAGAGCTATGAACGCAATCGTAAGAAG